TATTTACAGAAGATGTCACTTGTTCTATCGGTTTTGATACTGATGTGTCGACACCCAAACCTTTAATCGCATCAACCGCAGCTCTCGTTCTTAGGTAATACATACCAGTTTTTAAACCTAATTTCCAACCAAATAAATGTGCAGCTAATAATTTAGGTTTAGTTGCATTATCGACAAATAGATTTAATGATTGTGATTGGTCAATGAATACACTTCTATTTGCCGCCATTTGTAAAACTCTTTTTTGAGACATTTCCCAAACTGTTTTATAAATTTCTTTCATTTCAGTTGGTATTTCAGGAATATTCTGAACTGACCCATTTTCCATAATTAATTTATTTTTAATGGTGTCGTTCCATAATCCCATCTTTAATAAATCATTTACCAAATGTTTGTTAATCATCACAAACTCACCACTTAAAGTTCTACGAGAATATAAGTTAGTTGTGAATGGTTCGAAAGCTTCATTATTACCTAAAATTTGTGCGGTAGATGCTGTCGGCATTGGTGCAACCAATAATGAATTTCTAACACCATATGTTACAACTTCTTTTCTTAATTTTTTCCAATCCCAACGACCTGATAAGTCAGAATCTTTCTTACCCCACATCTCATATTGGAAAACACCTTTTTCTATTGGTGAACCGGCAATTGATTCATATGGTCCAAATTCTCTAGCCAAATCTTTTGATGACGTCATCGCCGCAAAATAAATTGTTTCAAAAATTTCAGTTTGTAATTTATCCGCCTCTTCTGATTCAAATGGTAAACCTAACATACAAAATACATCCGCTAAACCTTGTACACCTAAACCAACGGGACGATGTCTAAAGTTAGAACGTTTAGTTTCTTCTGTTGGGTAGTAGTTTAAATCAATGACATTATTTAAGTTCTTTACAACTTGATATGTGTTACCAAATAATAATTCGTGACTAAACTCTCCGTCAATAATATATTTTGGTAAGGCAATTGATGCCAAATTACAAACCGCTTGTTCAGTTGGTGAACTATATTCAATAATTTCGGTACATAAGTTTGATGATTTAATCGTACCTAAGTTCTTTTGATTTGACTTATAGTTCGCAGGGTCTTTATATAACATATAAGGAGTACCTGTTTCAATTTGTGCAGTTAAGATTGCATCCATTAACTTTCTTGCCTTAACTACCTTTCTACCCAAACCCTGTTGTTCGTATGATTCATATAAACGAGTGAAGGCCTTATCTTCAGGACTATCATATGCGTCAGATAAACCAGGTGCTTCATCAGGTGAGAAAAGTGTCCAATCACCGTCTTGTTCAACTCGTTGCATAAATAAATCAGGTGTCCACATTGCTAAGAATAAATCTCTCGCTCTCATCTCTTCTTTACCATGATTCTTCCTTAACTCAATAAATTCATAAACGTCAGCGTGCCATGGTTCCAAGTATACCGCAAATGATCCTTTACGTTTACCACCTTGGTTAATCCAACGAGCAACTTCATTATAAGTTTTCATCATTGGTAACAAACCGTCAGATTGTCCACCAGTCCCCTTAATATAAGCACCCTTAGCTCGAACATCGTGTACGTGTAATCCAATACCACCAGCCCACTTAGAAATCTTCGCAACATCTTTGATGGTATCGAATAGTCCATCAATATCATCACCTTTATTTCCAATTAAGAAACAAGATGACATTTGTGGTCTACGAGTACCCGCATTGAATAATGTTGGGGTTGCGTGTGTATAATAGTGTTGTGATAAATCGTCATAAATTTTTAACGCCATATCAACATCTCCTTTACAAATACCCACAGCAACTCTCATATAAAGATATTGTGGTCTTTCAATAACTCTCTCACCAATCTTTAATAGATAAGAACGTTCTAATGTTTTGTAACCAAAATAGTCAAAATCCAAATCACGTTCTTGGTGAATTGCACCATCTAATGACTCTTTGTTTTCCATAACAAACTTATAAATCTCATCATCAATTAATGAAGATTCTTTACCTGTCTTTGGTTCAACAAATGAATGTAATTCTTTTATACTTTGTGAAAACTTCTTATGTGTTGTTTTGTGTAAATTAGAAACTGCCAATCTACCTGCTAATTTTGCATAGTCAGGGTGTGTGGTAACCATCGCTGCAGCTGTCTCAGCGGCTAACACATCTAATTCGGTCGTTGTGATTCCATCATATATCCCTTGAGTAACTTTTAAGGTGACATACGTTGGGTCAATATATTCTAAATTCAAATCGCTACAGAAGACACTTATTCTTCTGGTGATTTTATCATATCTCATTTCTTCTAAGGACCCGTCTCTTTTCTTTACTTTCATCTTATATTAAATTTTAAAAATCAATGTCGTCACCAAATGCTGAGTCTAAATCTTCAGTTGCAACGTTATTTACTCCCGCCTTTTGATACTCAGCAACTCTTTTTTCAAAGAAGTTAGTTTTACCTTGTAAGGCAATGTTCTGCATAAAATCAAAAGGATTTTCTGAATTATAAACTTTAGAACATCCTAATGCTACTAATAATCTATCGGTTACAAATTCAAGATATTGTGACATCAAATCTGAGTTCATACCAATCAAACGAACAGGTAACGCCTCAAGGATAAATTCTTTTTCAATCTCTAATGCTCCACAAATAATTTCTTTAATTCTTTCTTGTGGAATCTTATTCTCAATGTGGTTGTTATATAGATGACAAGCAAAATCACAGTGTACACCTTCATCTCTTGAAATTAATTCATTAGAGAATGTCAAACCTGGCATTAAACCTCTTTTCTTTAACCAAAAGATTGAACAGAATGAACCTGAAAAGAAAATACCTTCTACCGCTGCGAACGCCAATAAACGGTCAACAAATGATTCTGAATTAATCCATTTAAGAGCCCATTCAGCCTTTTTCTTGATTGCGGGAACTGTTTCAATTGCATTGAATAGTTTATGTTGTTCTTCTTTGTCCTTCACCAACGTATCAATCAATAATGAATAAGTTTCACTATGAATGTTTTCCATCATAATTTGGAAACCGTAAAAGAATTTAGCTTCGGTATATTGAACTTCATTTACAAAGTTCATCGCCAAGTTCTCGTTTACAATTCCATCAGATGCAGCAAAAAATGCCAAGACATGTTTTACGAAATGTTGTTCATCATTATTTAATTTATTTTCCCAATCAGTAACATCCTGACTCAGGTCAATTTCTTCCGCAGTCCAAAAGGACGCTTCTGATTGTTTATAGAACTTCCATAGGTCATGATGTTCGATAGGAAAGAGGACAAATCTCCCAGGATTGTCTTGTAGAATTTTTTCTGTCATAATTTTTTTTTAATTTTTTACTAAACCCGATTTCTTTTCTTGAGCTTTTCTATATACTTCACTCGCTCTTGCCGCCTTCTCTTGAACTTTTTGTTCTTCAAACCCAAGAAGGGTATTTTGTGAATCTGTATCAATAACAAGGTATTCGTTATTGAATTTACAGTTTTGGAATATAACACCGTCTCTACCAATACGTGATTTAAGTAAAGTTAATGTCGCCAAATTGTTTTCCTTTTGTTCTAATGTTTTTGCAATTGAAAGGATTACGTGTGCGATTTGTGCTTTCTTAATTGATCCACCCATTTGGTCACTGTTAACTACTTCAGATGATATAGATTCTCTATTACCTTGTGTTGCGGTCCATATCGCAATGTCAAACTCACCTGTCATTGATTCTAAACTTCTCATAATAGAACCTTCACCTTTCCATTCTTCACCATTCACACTTCTTTCAGGTGAAATACAATCAACATAATCAATCAACAATAAATCAATTTTAAATCCATCAGAAATTAACTTTCTAACCTTATTCTTAATTTCAGAAATTGTTACGTTATCACTCGCTAATTTTAAGAGTTTAATACCACCTTTAGATTGTACCTCAGCCTCTTTCACCTTTTCCTTTACCTCCTCAGCATTTTCGGGTTGGTCTTTAGGTGCAATACCTGACCAAATCGTATAATGTTTTCTTTTAATGTTACCCGGATTATCTTCAAAAAATATCTGTAAAACATTAAACCCAAGGTTGTACGCGGTATTGGCCATCTTAGTTAATAATGTTGTTTTACCTGTACCAGTTGGTGCTAATACAACACCCAATTCCCCTCTTCCAAGACCACCTTCCAATAAGTTGTCAACACCAACAATACCTGTTGCAATTGGTAGTCTGTTATCTTTTTCTAATGCTAAATCAATGTCCTCAAACACATCGGTTCCATCGTCGTTAATTAAACCGACCTGTAATGCCTTTTGTATGATTTCTTCAATTTTATTGTAAGATTCAAATTCACCGTTGTCAATGATGTTGTGTACGTCTTTAAGTTTCTTTTTTAAGTTTTGTTGTTTACAAAAGTTAAGTGCGGTGTCTTGTACGTACTCGGTATTAACATCCAAATTTTTGATGGCTTCAAGAGTATCAACGTGTTTTGTTGAATCATTACCACCCTCTGCCATGATTTTTTGAGCAACCGTATCATAGTTTGGGATAGTATTGTACGTCTTGAACAGTTCTTTAACGTTCTCCATGATAAATTTGAATGATACATTTTCAAAATATCTACTTTCTAACACATCAATAATTGTTTCCGCGTATTTTTTGTCTTCAATTATTGATTTAATAAGTGATTGTTGAAATGAAAATCCTAAATTACCAAAATTCTTCTCTGCCATTTTTATATATATTTTTTATAGTTCGTAGTCCAAATAAGTCAATTCCAATTCATCAGTTGATAAAATGTCAGTTAAATCTGTCAAAATTCGCTTGAGTCTTGGACGAATATCCACCGTGTATCTAACCTTTGGATGGTAGTAAAATGCTGGGAATATTCTTTGAATAAATACA